ATATAATAAGATATATATGTATACAATAAGTTAAATCATGATTAAAAAATAAAATTTTATTAACTATAATATTAACTAATAAACAAAAGAGAACAAATGTTTTTTTTAACACGCGGAAAATTGACTATTACATATGGATAGAGACAAAGAACATGACTTAATCATAAATAAGATAGAAGAATCAAATTTCAATTGTCTATTTTATCTTGCAACTGGATCTGGTAAAACCAGAATATTAATTGAAACTATTAAGAAGCTAAATCCAAAATCTGTATTGTGGACATGCGCTACAGAGAAGTTTAGAGCACAAGGTTTAAAAGAAGAATTTGATAAATGGGGAGGTGATTTTAGTATAATTAAGCCAATATGCTGGCATTCATTAGGTTCATGTAAAGAAAATTTTGACTTAGTTGTTTTAGATGAAATACAAATGATGACTAAAAGAAGGTTTTCTTATTTTAAAAAGCATCATCCTTCTCATATAATAGCATGTTCTGGTACTGAATCAGGGGATTTTGATAAAAAATTAATGATAGATAGTTTAGGAATAAAGAAAATTCTTCAAGTTGGTGTAGATGAAGCTGTAGAAAAAGGTTTAATTTCTAATTATGAAGTAGAAGTAAGATATTGTGAACTAGATAATATTACTAAAAAACAAATAAAACCAGGATTTGCAGTAACAGAGAGACAGACTTATAATTGGTATACTAAAAAGATAAATGAACTTAGAGAAGAAGGTGAATGGGAACAACATAAGAAAATGAGTTTAGCAAGAGCTAGATTTATATATAACTGTAAGAGTAAATTATTACCTGGATTATCTATAATAAAAGAGTTGAGGGATAAGAGAACTATTATATTCTCAAAATCAACTGATATAGCAAACCAATTAAGTCATAATACTTTCCATACAGTTATGGATAAGAAGTTGGCAAATGAAAATTATTCTAATTTTAACTCATATAAAGAAAACCATATATCAGTTGTAGAAGCAGCTAATACTAGTTTAAACTTTGTAGATGTAGAAGTAATTTATATTCATCAATTAGATTCCAATCCTGTAAACTTTTTACAAAAGCAAGGTAGAGGATTAAGAATTAGAAAAAATTATAAAGCTAAAATTATTATTTTATGTATGAAAGATACACAAGATGAAATTTGGGTAAATAAATGTATTGAATCACTAAAAAACATTAAATATATTAAATGAGAAAAGACTATTGGAAATTAGTGGATGAAATTCAACCTCAAGTAATAAGTATATTAATAGCTAGAGGATATGTAGAAGTAATAGACAAAAATGGACCTTATAAATGGGGAAATTGTAAAATTACAAAAGATGGTGAAAAAATTACAAAAATAATTGAGGTAAATGAAACATTCTTGTTGGAATATATAAAACTATGGCCAGCTGGATATAGAAGTACAAAAGGGCTTGTTAAAGCTAAACTAGCAAGATTTTTAACTGAGCATGAATGTTCTGAAGAAGACATTATTTTAGCTACTAAGAAATGGTTATTAGATAAAAGAAGTCCTTATCATGGTGGAGGTGAAGAATCAAGATGTGAAGAATATATTGAGTTAATAAAAGAAAAACCGAAGAATGATTATAGAAAAGAAATTATCTAATGATTTTATATCAAAGGTAGAATTAGGAATGACTGGTGCAAATGTAGGTATTCCTGGAGGATTACCTAGATTTGATAATAGAGTATATAATATACAGACAGGTAAGATGACATCGTGTGTTGGTTCAAGTAAATCGGGTAAGACAGCATTTGCTATATGGAGATATATATTTATTCCTTGGGTTAATGGTAAAAAGAAAAATATTAAATGGATTTTTTATTCTCTAGAAGTAGATGTTGATCAGATTAAAGCTAGATTAGCAGCAATGTTTGCTTTTCATTTTTATAAAGTAGAAATAGATCCAAACCTAATTTATTCTCTTGGTAACAATTTATTATCTTTTGAACAATATGAATTAGTAAAGAAAATTTCAGATGAACATTTAAATCCATTATTTGATAGAATAACATTTATAGGAGATGCTAATGAGTCTTATCCAACAGCAATCTATAAGTATTGTTTAAATTACTATAAGAATAATGGAGAGATTATATTTGAAACATATGAAACTATGGGTGCATCAGATGAAAAGGTGAATAAACAAAGAATTGTTGGATATAAATCTAATAAAGAAGAAGAGGTATTTTTGATAATTGATACTCTAGGTTTAATGAAAAAAGAATCTAGATTTACTAAAAAAGATAATATTGATAAGTGGTTAGAAGATTATGCTATAACACTGAGAAATATCTTTAAAACTACTATTATTAACTTACATCACTTAAATAGATCTATATCCAACTTTGATAGGGTAAAACATTCTGGGGAGGATCTGCAACCCCAGTTAGATGATATTAAAGACACTTCTGGTATTGGAGAATGCTCAGATCTTGTATTATGTATATTTAATCCCAATGTATTCAAAGAAATTGAAGTGCATCAGGGATATATCTTGGATGATTATAGGGG